AACCCGTATTGTTATATACGGTTCCTGCTAATACGAAGACGAAATCACCACCAACCCAATCGGCAGCAGTATTACCATCGCTTGCTCTACGCAATTCTCTTGCACCATAGCAGTAGTAAATACCATTGTATTGAGAACCAAGACCACCAGCATCACCTTCATTTTTTACTAGAAGGCGACTTGCGGATGCTTCGGTTGTATTTGCCGTAAATGCTTGACCGTCTGTAAATGTACTGGTAAGTGCAGTACCACCTGTCCAAGTAATTGCTTGTGTACCACTACTATAACTTACCGCTACACCAGCAAGAGTTGATAATTTAGCAGTAGTCGCAGCGGCAGCAGTTGAGTGAATGTGCAATCCTTGTGCAACATCATCAACATATTGTTTTGTTGCAGCATCATTGTTTGCAGATGGAGTTTGAACATTTGTAATTCTTTTAGATGCAACATCAACTGTACCTGTTCCATTTGGTGCAAGATTTATATTTGTATTTGTACCACCCGCAGTAAAAGTCAATGCACCAGAACCAGTAATACTTCCTGTTGTTGTTCCAGTACCGCCATTAGCAACAGCAATTGTGGTGCCGTTCCATGTACCAGAAGTAATAGTACCAACGCTTGTAAGTGAAGAAGAAGTAACACCGCTACCAAGAGTGGTAGCAGATAGAACTTCGGTTCCATTTACTTTATATACTTTGGTACTCGCAACATTCATATCACCGCTGGCAGTAAGATTGTGATTTACTGTTGTTGTTCCACTAACACCAGAACCAATTGATACTGATGTTGCCGAACCACCCATGTTCAAAGTGGTTGCAGTTGTGTTGAATACAGTTGCAGTTCCTGACGATGTTGTGGTAATGTCACCACCGTTTACTGCAAGATCTCCTGCAACAACGGTATTTGGATTATTAATAGTGGCAGTACCAGAACCAGCACCGATAGAAACGGTAGTAGCAGCACCACCAACATTCAGAGTGGTTGCATTTGTGTTGAATACTGATGCAGTTCCTGTGGCAGAAGTAACAATATCTCCACCATTTACATTCAAATCACCAGCAATTGTCATTTCTGCGGTGGATGGATTATATGATAATGGTCCTGTGGCATCATCAACATATAATGTCGCACCAGACTGTGCTGTTGTAGACAGTACGATATAACGAGTCGTGTTAGTATTGTCGGAAGTAGTGGTTACACTGGTTGCAGATCCTGCCGCGGCCCATGAGAGAGTACCCGATCCGTTTGTAGACAACACGGTTCCCGCAGAACCATCCGCAGCAGGCAATGTCCATGTAACATTAGAAGAGATTGTAGATGGAGCCTGGAATGCAACCCAATTTGAAGAATCGCTATCTGCAAATCTCAAATCAGATTGTCCGTTTAGTGTTACATCACCAGTAAAAGCACCGCCTGCTTTTGGCATAAAGGTGTTGTTGATTGCACTCTGTGTTGCTAATTTACTAGCAGAAGTCCAATCGGAAGGAGAGGACTCAATAGTAGCACCAATCCAAACAGGAGTCGTACTACTATCGGTTGCAGTCTTTATAAACAATTTTGGTGTACTGGTATTTGCTGCCAATTCACCGATGTTTGTAACTTGTGCTGCGGTTGGATCAGTCGAACCACGCTTAATCTTAATTGTTGCCATTATTTCTCCTCAAAACCAAATCATTTTTTGTACTATTGCTATTTATATACTTAATATTCTCCACCGTCTAAAACCATACCTATACCAAGATATTCTTCGGCAGCATCCGTATCACCACGAAGACCGACATCAGTTTCAATAAACCCAGAAACTATCAGATTTCCCTGAATATAAACATTTTGACCAGATGGAGATATTTGATTTACATCAGATATGTTACCACCACCTAAACTCATGGTAGTCAAATTTAAAAAATTAACTTCTTGAGAGACAACATTTACAGGTGTGCTGATTTTTCCTATATTTAATTCCGTGTCTGGTTCTATGGAAATAGATGTTCCTGCCAGAGTAATTCTTGCACTTGATGCTTCTGTATCAATTTTAAATATATTATTTTTAGAAGGATAACCGCCAGCGTTTTGTAAAGTTTTTATTATAAACGCATTAGGATTTTGATCCTGTATCGCTACGGTGGTTCTTTCATCTGTGGAAGGGTTTGCTGGATTGTATGCTTCCCCCGAAAGTGCGGTGGACAAACCTACTTGTAAAAATTTAGAAGCAGATATTAATTTTGTTTGACCGTCTGAATATTCCAAAAAAGGAACTTTATCATATTTGTCCAGTGTGGTTACTATAGGATCTACAGTGGTCAGTCCTACAGATAGATCCAAGTTTATACCGTTGTTTGTATCTACCGAAATTCCTTTGCCTGGATCAATACTTATTACATTATTGGTATTGATGTTTATGCCAAGACCTTCGTAATATGTCTCTCCACCAGCACCACCTGTTCCGAATTGAGAAATCAGAATGGGCTGTTCTGTCGCATCACCAATCCATATTTTTTTGTCAGGAATATTTACAGCCAACTCACCGAGCGAAAGATTGCTCGGAGTGTTACCAGAAGTTACAGATCTCTTTATTTTAAGAGTTGTTGACATATTTTTTCCTAGTCAAAAAAACCACAATCAATTTGATTATTTTTTCCCAAACTATTTATGGCATCATCTCCTGTTCCATTTAAAGACAAATTACCAACAATGGTCAATTCATCTATCTTTGATTGGGAATTTGTTATTAAAACCGCATTGGGGAGAACTTGACCAGGATCATCATAACCACGCAACAACTGCCTTATCTGCTCATCTGTCGGTGTAGGAACAGGAGCAGGAGGGTAGGGTATTGCTCTAGAATTGGGAGCAACACTATATTGTTGTTTGGTTACTATTCTAGGCATTATTTAACGAAAACTATTGTTGTTTTATCTGCTGTTTGCTTTATCTTGAAAGCGTTAGTAGATGGTTTGATTGGTGTGATTTTGGGTGGTTTGCTTTCAGTGATTTTTAGTTTATTCATGGAGCCTCCACTACAAATTTACCTTTGAGAATACAATCACTCTCTCCACTATTCGATTCAAAAAACAACTTATAGAAGTAAGAGCCAGGATAAATGGTTGTCATAGTGTCTGTGCTGACTGTTATGGTAATTTCATTGATAGAAACCACCAAAGATCCATAAACTTCTGAAAGAGGTAATGTTAGATATCCTTCAGTTGCTGAACCATCTTCTGATATTTCAAATAGATGGTTGTCTTGTGGTAGAGAAGATTTGGTTACGACAAATCTAACATTATCGTAACTGTTCGATATTGTTATGGCTTGATCACTAGAATCAAAATACTCAAAAGATATGACATATTCCGATTTTTGATCTGTGTAGATGTCGTGGTTTGCTGCCAGCATTTAGTGTTTCTTTCCTATATGATATTTCGGTATGAGTTCCCAATTTTGTTTGTCTTTGAACGGAATGATTTTGATCTGGTTAAGACCAGCAATTATTTGTTCTGATTTCTTCTGATCTACTATATTCAACAATCCCCACTCTTCCAACAATTTTGCAATAGCGTTTCTTCTACCTATATCATTTTCATTTATAGAAGAAGAAAGTCCATCAAGGAGAAACAACTCCTTAAAATGGACTATGTAATATTTACCCTTTTTGTGAAGGATATGACAAGATTGCCACAATTTGTTTTCTGTCTTGGAAGAGACTCCTATTCTTGTCAATGTTTCTTTAATTTTTAAAAAATCATCTTCTTTCGATAGGGTTACTTCCAGTAAATCCTCAACTGAAATATTTTTCATAATGTTTCCTCAAAATACGAGATAGCCTCCCGTATTTATAAAAAAACATCACTTGCGAGATCCGCCAATATTCATTTCTTTTTTAATATTTGCAATATCGTCCTTGGACAATATCCTCAACGCTTCTCTGGCTCTCTTGTCGGAGTACCCGTAGTAGTTCTTGACGAGTTCTATATCGTCATCCTCCTCCTTCTTCAACCACTTGGAGAAGCGTTTACGGGAACGAATGGAACCAAGATAGTAATCATACTGAACCTTCTTGTCTAGAAAGTTTAGACGATTCATTTCATTGGCATGAAGTAGTGTGTCTGGGAAATAAGACAAACACCTATTCACGACATAAGGAACATAAGATTTTTCCGTTTCCGTATCCACCATCAGATTCTTTTTAGAATAGTTGATGGAGTTGAGGTATTCCGTCAAGTTCATTTGAAATTACACTCCATCATCAACTGAACAATGCACGCGGTCAAATTGATTTCATGATCCGCCACAAATGCTGCTTTGTATTGGTAATCAGCAATAATCAAAATGGCTGGGGGAATACTGGAAGGTTCTAGATTCTCCTGTAGAGCATCATACATCTTTCGAAAGATATGTGCAGTATCGTTATCAAGATTCATAGTCACCCACTTACGGACATCTTGGAAATTCTTACCTTTCATCGCCTTGATGAGGTCTTCAACGGCAATATCCCCCGCTTCCGAAAGGATACCGACATCAATCGAACCTGATCGGGAGTATCTCTGTAGTTCGTTGATGAGTCTACGAAAGTCTGGCGAATACTTGACGATCAGTTTTGCGAGAACCTTATCATCAAACTGAACATTCTCAGAAGTAAGAATAAACTTTGCACGATCCATGAACTTGGATGCAAACTTCATCTTCTCCTTGCTATCGAACTTGAAGTCGATGCAAGTACAACGAGAATGTAGTGGTTCAATCACTCGATTCTTGAAGTTGCAAGTAAGAATAAACCTACAGTTCTTGGAGAACTCTTCCATAAACCCACGGAGAGCGGGTTGCATGGACTGTGGGTTGGCATAGTCAAACTCGTCTAGGATTACTGCTTTCTTGTTTCCTGAGATGGAAATACTACTGGCAAACTGACGGATCTTTGTCCGCAGAGTGTCGATGTTACCATCTTCAGAGCAGTTGATCAGAATCCAATCGGTGTTTAGTTCGTTACAAAGTGCTTTTGCAACAGTGGTCTTGCCGCAACCAGGTCCACCAGAAAGGAGAAGATTCTGGAGTTCACCAGAATCAACGATCTCCTGAAAGGTGTTCTTTAGGCTATCGGGAAGAATACAATCAGTAATTCGCTGTGGGCGATACTTCTCCACCCACAGGTAATTTGCGTTGTCTGTAATCATGTTTACTTGTTGAAGTTAGAATCGGCTTCCAGTGCAATCCAATAGTTCAGACTCATAGATTGGTTGCTGAACTTACTCACTACCTTCTCACAGATCTCCACATCATAATCACCAGTAAGCAACTTGAGGTTGTCGATCTTGAAGAACATTTCAAATGTATTAGAACCACCATACTCACCCACACCGATTGAGTAGGTGTTACTGCTCACATCTGCTTTGTCGAGTGCAGTCATGCTGATCAGACTTCCATCATTGCTTACAGAAATATCAGACACCTGAAGTACGGATGCTGCTTTCTGCAACTCTGCAAACTTCTTCTGTGTCAGAGTAAAACTGATCGCAGTAGATGGCATGTTGATCTTCTTGTTAGGAACAGTAAGCAACTTGGGTTCACAGTAGTGATACTTTACAGAACCATTGCTGCCACTGATACGAACATACTTGTCCTCAAACTCAAACTCGGGATCGTTGAAGAGAGAAACAACACCAAGGAACTTGTTCAGATCCCAAATACCGAATTCAGTATCGAATGTTTCCTCTACGGTTGCTTCTGCCAGAACATTCTTTACTGGCGAAATAGTAGTGATCTTGTTGCCTGGATGTACAAGAATGTTGGAATTGATGGACGCAAAATTCTTTAGGATGTCTAGAGTCTTCTTGGAAATTTTCATTGCTGTTGCTGTGCTCATAATATAATTCTCCAATCACTTATGGATTGCTTTGTTGCTTAATATACTCTATACCGTAACGAGTTTCAATTTCTTTCTTGCGATTATTCTCACTAACTCCATCTTCGGATGGAACATAGTCCGTAAATCCAGGCATTCTCAAAGGACATGAAACTTTGGGATAATCCAACTTTGAGTATTCTGTTTTACCATTTATAGACAAGTTAACTAACTGTGTCATTTTCTTATCACCGCAGCCGCAAGCACCACAATAAAAAGAGCCAGGATACTTTTCACTGTTCTTTCTCTCGGAGCAAGGCAGAAGAGTACCGTCTATGTCTCCGTGACAACTCAAATCCCTCAATTTGACTGTTTCGGGACTTGCTTTGTTGTTTGTTAATCCTCGGGATGCGATGGCTTTTGCTAGACTTTTTGCTTTGTCTATGAGAGAAGGATCTTTGATGTCGATCTTTTCGTCTCTAAACTTGGATGCATTTTTCTTTGCATTCTCTAAAAGAGTCTTTTTGTAATTTTCATATTCTGGACTGTTTTCCGTCATAATCATCACCTTCCATATCGAAGAAATCATCTTCAGTGAGATTCCCAGCAGTATATTCTTTCAAGTTCTTTTTATCATTACTGCGACCCTTCTTGGTCATTCTCAACTTCTTGTTCGTCTTGCGGCGATCACGATCATCGTCGTAATTATCGTTGTGATAACTTCTTCCCATTCTCACTTCTCCGAAAAAACTTTAGGAAATGCCTTCATTGCTAGATCTTTGGAAATATGTGGCAATTCCTTTTTCAGAATAACTGCTTCTAGAATTGGGCTTTCTGTCCAATGAATAATTTCTAGAATGTTTTTAAGTTTCCTGTTTCTAATCTTTTCGTTTTGAATGTATTGTTCTGTGTCTAGGAAGTAAGGAATTCTATTGTGTTCCCTGTGTAAGCCGCTGATACTATACCCTACAGGCGAGTCATCTGGTTCGTATTGTGGAAGTTCTGTGTATGAGGTGGTGTACTTATTGTTATAAGCATACTCCAAGATCTTCAACAAGGGTAAAGATTCCACCGATTTTAGGTATTTGATTTTTTCTTCTTCTGTAGCAAGGGAACCGACATGAAGAAAAATTTCACCAATATATTCTGCTTGTGTTTTCATTATACTAACTCGTCAATACTTTCAAGAATAAGTTTCATATTGTTCTTAACAAGATAATCAAATACCTTGCCTTTGTTTCCTGCATAGGGAAGAGCGTATTCTTTGAGAATATCTTGCTCAATCCCCTCTGGTATGTATGCAAGATCCACTAGATTTTTGTTTCTGTCGTAATTTCTTTCGTGTTCCTTTGGAACACCATGAAATGCCCAATTATTTACCTTCTTCGTAGAAAGTGGCTTCTGACGCTTAGTATCGTCTACAAAAGTGTCATCATCGGACAGAATATTTGGCACACCATCTCCAGTATCACCACGAACAATATGCTCAAAAAGATGAATCTGCGGATTCTCGCACTTCAAAAAGTCCTTATGAATAGGACTGAATTGATAGATGTTTGGAAATCGCTGTAATTGCTGAAAATCCTTATCGCTCGATACGATAAGAATTTTCTCGTGTTGGTGAAAATTCTTTGCAAGAGTAGCAATGATGTCGTCCGCTTCACAACGGTCAACACGCATATTTTTAAAAGGAAAGTTTTCCGTGACTTCCTGACGAATCTTGGTCAGAACCTCAAAGATCTTATCCCATTGCTCCTTGTCCTTATCGTGAGCCTTCTTGCGATTCGCCTTGTATTGAGGAAAGATCTCTCTTCGCCAAGGATTAGCAGAATCTTGACAAATGACAAGATCCCCATACTCCTCCTTGAAGCGGGTTCGATACATTCGATAGGTATTGATCACGATGTGCCGAATAACATCTTCGGATACATCATTGATATTCTTGTATTGTGAAAAGATACTAGCAATAAGAATTTGTGTATTGTCGATCAGAATCATTTTGTAATCGCTTGCAGAATAATGCAGTGCTCGTTTACTTTACCGTTTACTGGCTTTTCCTTGGTCTTGATCTCGCTGAATGCGTTGTTGATGGCACGAATACCACCCAAGAACTTACTGACTGACTTCTTGGTATCGCGTACCTTCTTCATGGTAGATGTCTTGATGTCGTAGTTGAGAATCTTGTTTCCCTTTACGCTCAAGCCATTTGACAGTTCTGAAGAGTTGTATACAGCAACAACCTGTGTCTTTGTATTATACACCACAAGTCGGTTCGCACCAACAATTTCCGCAGGATTGATTGATTTGATGGAGAGTTCTGCAAACTCTTTCATATAAACCATCTTGGACACCAGTTGCTCTGGAGTCTTTTGCTTCTTCTTGCGGGGTTTACGATTGGTCTTTGCTA